TCATATCGTGTTTATATTCTATATAAGAATAGAGTTCTGAAGCTTAAAAAGGAACACAAATATGTTTATTTTGTAGAAATTTCTTTTCTACTATCTATGACCCACTCAAGCCTTCATTCCACGAAATATTTTTTAAAAAAACTTTATACTATACTAACATGGCCAAAATGGCGACATTTGAGAAAAAATCTGGAAAAATAAACAAATTTGTTGCTCTATAGTTAATTAGCTATGTTTATACATTATGATTAAGGAAAACTTATTAAATCAACTTAATAAACAGATTAAGTCTACAAAGTATGTTGAGTTTAGTAGCAACCAGATACTGGGTAAATTCCTTAAGATTCTAAGGATGGCTATTAAGATAGTCTTTAAAACTAACTCAGCTAAAGAGCAAGGTATAGACGAGCCAGAACCTACCCTAACTGTCCAGAGAGTTAAAGTAGTAAGCAAAACTTCTGTACCTCCGGGTAAAATATTAATTTTTAATTACACAGACGAAGATGGTAGAGTTTCCATAAGAAAGGTTCTTACCGTTAACTGTGCCAGATCTTTAGGTGGTACTCACTTCGTTAGTACTAAGGATAATGATCTATTATCTGCTTATGACCTAAATAATGTTACGGCTGAATTATTAGTTGAAATTTTGGAAAAACTATTAGATAACACTGAAGCGTGTACTTATCAAAGGAATCCTACAGATCTTATCCAGATAGTTCCAACATTAGAACCAAATGAATTTAGAACGTTTAACATAGATGAGATGACAGGGACTCATTATTTGAAGATAACAAAGCAGAAGTAAAATGGCATTACCAGCAATATTAGGAGCATTGACTAGAGCAGTTACCTCTTTAGGAGGATTTGCTAAAACTGTGGGAAAATCAGTAGGAGCAAGTCAACTAGTAAATGATTTAAAATATGGGTTTACTCAAAATATAGGTATTAGGTTATCTTCCCAGATAGGTGGTATGATTTCTGGTTTAGATGAAGTAGAAAAAGTACTATTGATGAATGGTACTAATTTATCTAAATTTAATAAAGATTTAGCAACAGATTTTAAAAATTTAAATGGATCTACTTTATTAAATTTAAGAAATGCAGCAAATTTATACTCAATAGGATTTAGAGAGAATAATAAAAATCTTTTAAAAGTAGCTAACATATTTGATATGACTGGACAAGATACTCAAGGACTACTGAGTGTTCTTCCTAATTTAGCATTTAATTTAAAGTTGACTAGTCAAGGTGTAAATGATTTAGCCATAACAACTTTGGCAACAGGAGAAAAATACGGGGTAGCAACAGATAAATTAATAAATACAATAACAAAACTTCCTATATTTGAAACTGCTGCTCAAGCAAGTTTAAAACAATTTGGAACTAATTTAGTTGATGTAGTCGCCAGAATGGGTGCCTTAGGGCCTCAGGTAGGAAACATTGTTAATGCTTTACTGACTACAGAGGAGGGTTTGAGATTATCCGTTATTGCGGGTGCCGGGGACTTAAGAAAACAATTAGAAAAAGCAGCTAACCCTAAAGAATTTTTTAGAATTTTAATGGAAATATTTAGAAAGGTTGATGCTTTTGCTGGTCCGGTAAAAGATCAAATGAAAGCGTTAGGAGAATCTCAAATTGGCGCAATAATGGGAACCAAACTTCTAGAGAAAACCTATGGACCTTTAATACTTAAAATGTTAGGAATGGGGGATTCTTTAGATTCTTTTACCTTGTCAATAAGTGAGAATGCAGGAAAGGTTGACTATACTACAACATTGTTTACAGCAGTTGCTGAGTTAGGTTCTGAGTTGTTTCCTTTGTATGAAATCGCAATAGTAGGATTAACAGAATTTACTAAATATTTGACAGCTACCGTTCAAGTTTTGGAAGAAGGCATTGTCCCTGCAATCAAAATAATTGGCGATATATTTCAACTTTACATAAAACCTTTTGTTTCTTTATTTGAAGGTATTGTTAATCTTACTAAATCTTTGTATCAAAAAATTATTGACTTAGTTAATGAAATTGGATCTTATTTAGGGCTTGAAAAAATTGGAGGGGATTTGGCAAATGCTTTTGAAAAAGGAGTAGAAACTACCTTTAAGGTTATGATGCCAATTGTTCCATTAATGTCTTCTTTAGCCGAGAAGATAGCAGATAAAAAACAACAAACTGATATTAGAAAAATAGCTGATGCCACTGAACGTCAAAGAGACTTAGCAGAATCAGAAGCTAGAAGAGCTTCCACAAGTCCTACCATAGATAGATCTACCCTATCTCCAATGCAAATGATTAACAGAGAACTAATGTATGCCGTAACTGCTATGAGAATAGATGAGCGTACTTCTCAACAAAGTGCTAATGAGCAGATAAACTTACTCAAAATATTAGTTAGAAACCAAGCAAGAGCTTTGGCTGGGGATACATCAGTTCCTACAAAAACTAGAGGTGGATTATGACATTATTTGCAGGAATAGGAAATTTATTTAGCGCAGGAGCTTCTGAAGAGTTTGCAAGACAAAACTCCTATTTAGCAGCAACTATAGACCTTCCAGTAAAAAGATTTCTTCAAGAAAGATCCTTCTTAGTTTTTGAATTTCCAAAACCGGGAAGTGGAGGGGATAGGGAGTTTTGTATATTACCCTTCTTTGAAAACATAAGTATAGTCGAGGATCAAAAAGCAAACTTTGCAGTCTACGATCTAATTGGTAGAGCAGGTAATTTGTACGGTTACATGGGGGCAAAGTCCAGAACTTTTAAATTAAACTTTAGAATGAATGTTAAACACATTCAACATATATTTCATAGAGAAGGTGTAACTATTCAAGACTTTTCTTTTAAAACTGTAAGTTCAGATAACAAAGAAGAATTGAGAAAGTTGTTTATAAACCCACCTTCTTTATTAGGACAAGTTTCTTCTAAGTTAGGGAATACATTATCAGAAAAAGCTGCTTTTGATTATATGTCTTTATTGCTAAGAGATCCAGACTACTCTAAAAATATAAAAGCTAACAATCAAGATAGTGAATCAACATTTAATCAAAGAATTAGTGATGTTTCTGCGGATGAGAGAAGCATAAAAAAAGCAGAGAGGGAAAGATCTAAATTTCTTGATGGTGTTGCAAAAACAAATCCTTTTGGATATACAATAAATTTTGTTATTTGGTGGGTTAATTTAATAAGAACTAGCACTATTAATAATTCACAAAATTCAGTTTACGGACCACCTATAATAAGAATTAATCACGGATTACTTTATAACAACGTTCCCTGTATTTGCACCAACTACTCATTTAGAGAAGCAGTTAATACAACTTACGACGTACCTAATTTATTTCCCGACATAATAGAAGTTAGTATGTCATTAGAAGAAATTAGAAATAGTGGTGAACCTTATGAAAAAGGTAAAGAAAATGGAGATTCTGTGGCAGGTTGGAATGATTTCTTAAGAAATAAAACTATGGATCCTTATAATGGTATATGGGGGGAACGATAAATGAAATACATTAATCATTTGTCCAAAGGTTTTGAAGTAATAAGACATAAAGACAAAGATGTTACAGTGTCAGTAACATCAAATGAATTTTTAGATTTTGTTACAAGTCTTAAGTTAAAATCATTTCAAATAGGTTATATTCCTGCCGGATATGAACATAGAGCAGACTTAATATCTGATTTATTTTATGATACTCCAACTTATGATTGGTTGATATGTTATTTTAATAATATATCTGATCCTTTTAATCAATTAAACTTAGGAGATAGAATTCTAATTCCATCTTTGTAATATGCTTACTACATATCAACCAAATTTATTAATAACTTCAGACTATCAAATAGCAAAACAATTTCTTTTAAATGAAGATCAACAAGTAACTAAAAAAACTTTTAGTGAAATATTAGAAACTATTGATCATAGTGATCCAAGAATATTAATATCACCAAAGAAAAATAATCAATATTTTGAATCTTTTGATTATAACGTAGGGTATGATCAAAATGAAATATTTTCTATTAACGTAAATTTTGTTGATGTTAATTATGACTTTGAGAGTTTATTTTTAAAGTTTATTTTTTCAGAAGAAGATTTTAGGAATAAAGTAAAAGAATATGTAGACAAAAGATCAACCGCTGATCTTAAAAGTATAGTTAATTTTGGAGAAACCACTATTGGAAATCTTACAAATGAATATTTACAAAGCATTAATGATAAATTTTCATTTAATAGAACTTTTTATTTTGTATTTGGTATAAACAATACTTACAATTCAGTAATTGCTTCTAATTACATATACTCAGAAGTAAGTCAGTCTTCAGAAGGTTTTAAAAAATTAAAAGTAAATTTTCAAAATACAGGTAATCCTTTAGTTTTATCTAATTTAAACAAATTACAAATTAATAAAAGTAGTTTGACTTCAATTTTATCAGACTCTTCTTATAAAGTATATTCTCTTTATAATTATGAAGATCGGGTCGATTTAATAAAAATAGTAAAAGAAAAAAAATTAGATAAATTTTTAAAAAGAATTATTAAGAAAATTTTTAGTAAAATTACAAGAAGAGAGATAATAATTTTATTGCCAGATTTTGATAGACTATATCAAAATTTTAAAGACAGTAATTCAAAGTCTTCTAGAACAAGAGCACTAATAACACCATCTTTACAGGTCAACCCAGACGCAAAATTATTAGAAACTTTTAGTAATGCTAAAGAATATTTTACAATTGTTGAATTTTTAAATAGACTGGGAATGACTATTGAAACTGATTTATATAAAAGTTTACAAAATTTTGAGTCAACGGTTCCACAAGAAATTCTAAAAAAATTAGAAGATTTTAAAAATAATGAAACAATCAAAGACCTTATAAAAAGAAATACATTAGGAGTTTCTTCATTGGGTGAGACAGAAACAATTAGGCAAGAATTTCTTAAAAATTTAATTGGTTATTATGTTTATAGAACTCCTAAATATAAAGATTTTTTAGATCCTGACGGCACCATATTAAACCCTAATACTAATGCAGAAAAAAGATTAGAAGAAATAATAGAATTACTTAAAAAAAGAGAGAATATAAATACTGTAGATGGATTAGTTGAAAAAATTATTAGTATTGAACTTAATGATCTGTTTTCTAACATAGGATTAACTCCTGCCAAAAAAAGTGAAGAACTTGATTTGTCTGAAAAATTTCAAGAAAAGTTTACTAATACAAAAATTAGTTTTGTAATTATAAATAAAACTGATGGAACTTCTTACGATACTGAAAATGTTGCCCCCCAGATAAAAGGTTTTATAAATTTTGAATCTTTTATAAGTCAATTTTCAAATAAATTGTCTTATCTTTGGGGAGGATTTCCTTTTAAAATAGGATTTTTTGAAGAAAATGATTTAAAAAGATTAGAAATTTTACACGAAACTGCCAAAGACACTTATGAAGATTTATACGTTACTTTACCTTTAGTTAGGGATGTAACTAATGGAGCGATTGTCATTGCAGATGATTTCTTATTAAGAAATTTATATCTTCCAGTTACAAAAGTTGAAGATAAAATTATTATTAGAAATTTTCCCGTATCAAATGATGATATGTATAATTTTGGAGAAGATTCAGCTTATCAAGAAATACTTAGAAAAAGAAAAAAAGACTTAAAAAAATATATAAATTCTTCTTTTAATGAAAGTTTAAATACAGATATTCTTGATTATGCGATGTCTCAGGATACTGATAATTCTAATAATTTTGTATTTCCTGTTTTTGTAGCTAATGATTCTAGGTCTAATGTTTTAAGTTACTCATTAGAAATTGATAAATTAACTCATACTACATCATATTCTCAATTTATTGAACTTATAAAAAAACAAATTATTACTGAATTTGTTTCTAATAAAGCTGTAAGTATATATGGAAGATTTTTAAATTACGAAGAAATTAAAAAAGATTTACAAGGATTTATAAATTCTAAAACAAATAAAGATTTGAATGAAGAATTTTCTAAAATTATTTCAAATATTGAAAATGGGTTTGAGCCTTACTATACTTTTGGATCTATAGAACCAGAACTTGCAACAGAACAAATTGATGAATCTTCTAAAATTGCTGAAGAATTAGTTAATCATTTATATCTACAAATACTAACAGAATTATCACAACAATCTGATAAAAATAATGCTACTTATAAAGTTGTTACGGATATAAAGTTTAATCCACTGTTAAAAAAGAAACAACTTTTAAGAGAACTATACCAAAAAATGTTTAGAGTATCAATTAAGACATTACCTTTTTTTAATTTTAATAGCATAGAAAAATTATATTCTGGAGCTTTTTTAATTATAAAAAATATTACTAACCCTTCTTTTGGTGTAGGAGACACCTATAATTTTTTAACAGGAATTTATCTTATTCAGTCATTTAGACATGTTATGAATCCAACATCTTGTTATTCTGAATTTATTTTAGTAAAGGATGTGGATATAGGGGGAGTAGAAGGATGAACATTTACTTAGCACAGGTTACTTCAAATTTAGATATTAGTAGAACTGGAATAGTCCAAATAGATTGCCCAGAGGAGCCAAGAATTAAAGAAGCAATCTATACGTCTCCTTACTTTGCTGCTTATACAAAAGGAGGATTTTTCGCAATACCTGAAGAAAACTCTAACATATTAATTGCTTACAATGTTAAGACTAATAAAGCTTATTACATATCAACTGTTCTTGATGATGGTGGAGATTTTTATGATGAAAAGTTTCCTGATTCAGAGGACGCATTAGCAAAGTTTGGACTTAGGAGCAATCCTATAATCCCAGAACCTTATAGGTTTTATAAAGATTTCAGTCCAGCCGTAATGGCTTTTAAAAATAACGAAGATAATGGACTCGAAATTAGAAAATTTAAAGAAGAAATAAGATATGTCAATGAAACAAAATTAGTTAATGAAAGAAAGCATCTTACATTAGCTAGCTCTCCAGAAATTGACTCTGTCATTCTTGATAATGGTCATGGAGATTATTTAAGAATAAAAGGAGAACCTAAATCCGCAACTGGTCTCCCTCTAGAAGGCAGTAGAAGCGTAGAAATGAAAAGTGAATTAGGTCACAGATATATCACTAATAGAGGTGGTATAGATATAAAAGTTATTGAAGGTAAAGATATAACCATTGAGAATGGTTCCATCGGATTGACAACATTAAATGGAATTCTTGGACCTAAGTCAGGTAACATTAATCTTTTTAGTAAATATGCTAATATTAGATTAGCTGCAAAAGGTATCCTAGGAACTCAAGGCTCTGTTATTATTGAAACCAAAACGAGTGATGTAATAGTTACTAATGCTGCAATAACCATACGAACTGATGCTGGAGCAGAGATAGAGATTAATGGTACTACCGGGGCCATAACTTTAAATAGTATATCTAATATATCAATGGAGGCTGCTAATATAAGTCTTGACGCTACCGGAAGCATTCAAATGAGGGCACCTGTAATAAGTATTGGTGGCACTAATACAACTGCGGTCAATGTTAATTCTACTGCCATAGTTAACATAGACGGGCCTACAGGTCTTTATCTTAATTCTGCACAGTCAATACCAGCCGAACCTATCCCAATAGTACCTTCAGCTAATGAAGCAAAAATTACTTATCTAAAGACAGAATACCCTACTGGTGGTAAATATCCTATATAATTAAAGTGTCATGGCTCAATTTAATACTAAAGAATTTTTAACTAACACACAAGGAACCCCCGAAGCCTTAGGCAATGCTTTTGGGTTACCCTCATGCATGTTGAACCTCGCTGCAAACGCTCTAGCTTTGCTCCCTATGGACATTCTACAGGCCATGAGAATGGATGCCATCATGGCAAGAATGGCTGCAGAAGAGGACATTGCAGCCTTTGTAGCATGGATTAGAGACAACACAGGACTGAACTACATATTTGATGAGAATGGAAGATTAAAATTCTTATCAATTTTTAGCCGTAACGGCATAGATCTTTTTGGTTTTATAACAAAAATACTAGCTTACATTAGTGCAATTAGAGACTTTGCTGCTGACATGTACGCAACCATTCAGGATATTGAGGGTCAGATACAAGATATAAAAAGATGTTTTGATCAGTATGAATCAAGTTTAAAAAGTAAAACATCTGGGTATGACAACGATACAGTTGATAATGCAGTGTCTGAGTTACAGTTTCTACAAAAGTCTGTAGATTTCATAACAGATGTAAATAGTTTATTAGCTAGAATTGATACAGAAATAGCAGCAAGAGTAGAGGATCCTACACGCGAACCTAGGTTTACTACTAATAATGGTGTTGATTTAAATACTCTGCTTTCTTTTACTACAGAAGCACAGATTGTTGACATAGCTCCTCCACAAGAAGAGATATTTAGACTTACCTATGGACCTCCTAAGTCTAGGTTTGGTAGATTCTTGCTCTCTAACGATGGAATTTATTTTGACTCACAAACAGACGCAGCTAGTGGCTTAACTTTAGCGTTTACAGAAATAGCTAGAAAACGTCAAGAATATAATACTATAAGTTCCCTCTTTTGGAAGTTTGAGCAAGATCCAAATCTTGGAGGAAGAGGAAAGGGATTATCTCTTACTCAGGTCAAAGAATATGTTGATAACATATTAGACATTTATAGGATAGATGAAGCAGAGGACTTACTTCCATATTATGATGCGGATAATTACCTTGAACAACTAACTGCTCACAAAAATAAAAGATTGTATGATTTATCAGCAATCATTTCAGAACTGGAAGCCGATCCATTAGCTAGCCAAGCTGAAATAGTTAATACTCGTCAATCTTTGTTGTCCGAGCTTGCAGCCTTCCAAAACAAAGTAAACAAGAGAAAGAAGCAAATAGAGTTAGCTATAAGACTTGGTAATGGTCGTTATACTATAGGTAATGTTCCAATCAATGATTTCTCATACCTTGAAGGAACTAACTTATTCTTTGATATACAAAAACAAAGAGAGTTAGTACTAGATCAAGATGATGTAAATGGAATAATCCTTCCTATACAAGCAACTTATGTTGTTCCTCCTAAGGATCAAACTGCTCAAACAATAGATCATTTATTGCTGTCAATAATAGGAGAAGCAAACATTCTAAACAGTGCTAGCTCATATGAGAGTGATACTCCAACAGTTCTTAGAGGTAACACTGAAATAGTTAAGGATCAGTTGTTAGCAGTTTATAACTTCTTAGAGACTAATATAGAGTCTGCTAGTTCAACTAGTTATTTATTAGATAATTGTATAACTAATAACAATAATCTAAACGCTAGGTTAATTGCTAGCTCTTTAGCTAATGTGTTTCCAAAAGGTTTAGGAATACCTTACTTAAATGGAGTTGTAAAGTTTGACAGCGCAGGTACTGTACTAGGGTTTAACAATCACGTAATGCTACCCTCAGTTAGACAGTTCGATGATTTGTTTTACAATACTAAAGGAACTACGATAGATTTCTGGATACACACTTCATCCTTGATTCCACAAAATCAAGGATCGGTCCAGCAGATGTATAAGATAATACTGTCTAATGAGAATACCGGGGCTCTAAAAAATCCAACAGAAACTAATGTTAATTACATAACTCCAGATAATTCAAACAATACAGTAAAAGGTTTGCTAATAGGATTCACTAGAGATCGTAGAATAACTAAAGGTTTGGAAGCATCTCCATTAGATGCTAGTAACATAGGAAGTGATACTTGCTTCTTCATTGCCCCAACTCAATCATTAGATGGTTCTACTATTACTTTTGTTAACAGGTCAACAGTTGTAGAAGATACTGAAGATAATTGTATTAATACCTTAGAACCTTTATGTTTTAGGAAAGGTATATTCGAAACTGGAGAAGATGGTGTTTGCCTATCCTCTATCCAAGACTCTTTCTGCCATATGGCACTATCCTTTGACCCTAAAAACGACAATATATCAGTTTACTTTAATGGTAAACTTTTAAGTTCATCATCACTAAGTACATCCCTTTGTATATCTAAAACTAAAACTTTAAATGTTCCTACGTTTGTAGTTAATAAAGACACTAATTTATTGTTTAATAGCTTTAGTTACACGACTAGTTCCCTGTCCCCAACATCCAAAATAAATTATGGATTCTTTTTTAATAATGAGTACAGGTCTGTAAATAATCATTATAAGTTTACCCCATGGGTTCTTGGTGGAGGATTTACCGATGGATTACCTTACGGAAATTTCATGGGATCCATCTATTCAGGACAAAGATCTGCATTGGACGGGTACCTAGGAAGTGTTAAATTTTACAATAAAGCACTAACTAAGGAAGAGATAGTAAATAACTATACAGCACAAGCTCAATTCTTCTCTAACATAGACCTAAGTTAACCATGGTATTAAACTCTGAAACTAAAGTTTTTGGTGTACCCTCTACTAACGAGGCCGCATTACGTTCTGGATCAAAAATTCAGAAGTACTATGGTTTAACATTTCCTATAGGAGCTAACGTAAATTCTGGTTATTTTTCAAAAATAAGCGGTCCAGAACTATTAAAAAGAAATTTAATTCAATTATTGAGAACCTCTAGGGGGGAAAGATTTATGTTACCTTTATTTGGTACAAATCTTAAAAAGTATTTATTTGAACCCCTAGATGAGTTTTTATTTTTAAAGATTAAAAAAGAGTTAACGGATACAGTAACACGTTATGCTCCTTATGTTACAATAGTAAAAATAAATGTTATTCCAACAGACCAGAATCAATTTAGATCAGGTTTGTTTATTAAAATGTATTGTAGTTTAAAGGAAGAAGCAGATGTTGTGTTTGAAGTTAACCTAGGATTATTATAATGGCATTCAATGGATTATTAAATTCGGACTTTTTAAAACAATCTAGGTTAGATGATTCTGTAAAAGAATCATTAATAGACTTCACATCCTCAGACTTCTTAACCTTTAGATCTAATTTAATAAAGTATATTCAAGCTGCATATCCGTTAGATTACAATTACTTTATTGAATCAGATCTTGGGATGGTTTTAATAGAGCTAGTTGCTGCTATGGGACATGTTATGTCTTATAAAGCAGATTTTTTAGCCAACGAAAACTACTTGGCAACTGCACAAAAACGAAGCAGTGTAAAGAAACTTTTAGACCTCATAGGAGTTAGAATGAGGGGTCCTTCAAGTGCTGTTGCTAACGGAAAATTAACTTTAGAATCACCTAGAACATCGGGAACTGTAAGTATTCCTTTAGAATCTAGAGCTTTCACAGTTACGTCCCCAGAAGATAACTCTCAATTAACTTATACTTTGTATAAGTATAACCCTAATGGATTTGTTGAATTAGATAACGTAAATGGAGACCTTCAATTTCCTTACACTACTGCAGCAAGCGCAGTAATAGATTCCATAGTCTTATTAGAAGGTAATCTGGTTCAGCAAACTGGAGTATTTACAGACACTGATGCAGTAAAATCAATAACTTTAAATCAATCTCCAATTATTGAGGGAAGCGTTCAAGTTCAAGTTATAAGTCCTATAACTTCTGTTGATGGAAATTACAGACAAATAGATAACATTTTTTTTGCATCAGGAGCAACTGATAAAGTTTTTCAATTAGTTACTGATGATAGCTTTGCTGGTACAGTAATTTTTGGAGACAATCAACAAGGGATAGCTCCCGCTGCTGGAGATTCCTTTGTTGTATACTATCGAATAGGTGGAGGAACTAGAGGTAATATAGCTAAAGGGGTTATCAATGCTCCTGTTATTTATACCTTAGAGGGAGGAGCAACCCAGCAGGGAATCGTAGAAAATACATCTCTTGGTTCTGGTGGTGTCAATGCTCAAACAATAGAAAACGCCAAGAGGTACGCCCCACAGTACTTTAGATCTCAAGATAGGCTAGTAACATTAAGCGATTACAAATCATTTGTAAATATGTTTAGGTCTAGTTATGGATCTGTAGGAAAAGCGACCGTAGTCACCAGAAGAGCCTTCTCTTCAGCAAATATTATTGATCTTTACATTTTGGAGAAAGCAAACGATCTTCAGTTCAAGAGAGCTACACCTCAATTCAAAAAACAACTTTTAGAGGCCATAGAGCCAAAGAAAATGATAACCGATGAGGTTGTAGTTGTAGATGGGTTAATTAGAACAATTGATCCAATTATAACTGTCAAGTGTGATGCAAAATATAAACAAAGAGAAGCTGAGATAAAACTAAAAGTACGAAATAAAGTAATTCAATATTTTAATATAGACAATGCCGAATTTGGAAAAACTTTTACTTCTCAAGATTTAAATACTAAAATTTTTGAAATATCTGAAGTTAGATACTCAACCCTTGATAACCTACCTTCCGTAATAAATATCCAATTCAATGAAGTGCTCCAGTTAAATAACTTAAATATTTTAATGGTATTTGAATAATGAGATACCCCAAGCAAGTATATTTTGAAGGTGCAAAAAACTTTTACAAAAGAAATTATGTAAAAGCCACTGAAATAATTACGCCTAAATTTTATATTGAGACAGATAATGAACTTGGTGGTCAAGATATTGATATACTTGATGAAGTAATCAACACTCACTTAAATATAGCATCCCGATATTCAGATGTAATTATAAGCTCAATTGGTGGAATTACCACCGTGCCTGATTCTGGATTTAGCTCTATAAACACGATCACAGGATTATCTCAGTTTTTTGTTAAACAAAATAATTTAACTGACATTGATGCTAATGACTTTGAAAGAAAAATATTACTTCCTTTAGGGCAGACATTAAAAAACTTTCAAACTAGTTCTGAATTTAGAAGTTACTTAGTAAACACTTTACTACCAAGTATTGCATTAAATGTAATTTCTGATCCTACAGAGTTTCCTGTATTTAACAGCATTGACGGGGAACCATTAAATGATGGAACTTATGATACAGAATCATTTAATAAACATTCTTACCTTATAACAAATTTATCTTGGCTGTACTTTTTAAATGTAAGTGGTCCAGTCTACGACGGATCTACCATAGTAGCAGATGCAATTATAGATACTATTTGGTCCGGTAAAAACTTCATGCTGAATGATGCAATGAAGTGTCTCACTGAATATATCTTTAGAAATTACTCGGCCAAACCAGATTGGGCGCAGTACAATTTTTTACCGAGATACTATAGACCTAATTTACAACTAGATGACACTACTTACACTAGCGGACTACAACAATTAGATAAATTAAAAACATTAATTGATGTTATTTATTCTCCTCTATATGCAGATAGAGGAGATGTAAAAGTTAAAGAAGCCTTTGATCAATATATTGAAAATAAAATTTTACTTAATGATTTGGAAATTCAAGGACCTTTTTATAAGTTTTTGAAATCCATATCTTATGCATTTGCTGATTACAACAATTCAGTAGAATTGTTAGAAATTTTAAACGATGTAAGCAGATGTCCTGATTCTTACCTTCCTTATATTTCAGACTTATTAGGTTGGACTCTACTAGGATCAGAACCAAAGAAATGGAGAGTTCAGTTAATTAATGCTGTTTCAATCTATAAGATGGTTGGAACTAAGAAGGGAATGCAAGCAGTAATTGACTCAACATTCTCTCAAGATTTATTCAATACCTCTGCACAGATAGAAGATCTCTGGGAATCTTATATACCTAATCTAATTTACTATAGTTTGGCTACAGAGTCAACTTTGTTAAAAGACTATTCAACTTGGACAAGGCAAGAAGCAGACAGATTAGATGTAACCTATTCCTTAACAAGTATTGATGAATGCATAAAATGCGTAGTTGATAAAATAATTTTAGATGTTGCTCAAAAGTTTTCTTTTGAATTTTGGGTCAACGGAAGAAAAGTTACTGTAAATGATTCGATTTGTAACTTTAATTATAGAGGTAGAGATTACAAAGTTCCTCCTTTTGAGGAGTACCCATTTTATCTATATCAAAAATTAAATAAAGAAATAATAGACTTTATAGCTGATAAGCTTATTTGTTTTGGTGTGAGAGAAGAGTTTGCTGATCAAGTAGCTGATTTTATAAAACAAAATTCAATACTCAGTCAAGATGAGATTTCATTAGGATTTAGCTGGCTAATATTTACCAATGAATCAAAGTACGCTCCCAACTGGGACTCAGTCCTCCTCGACGTTTCTAATAAAAAGCCAGAGTATATGTCTTTATGGAGTGGGAAGTCATCTCACTTTAAAGTCTTTTTAAATATAAATTCTTTTAATTTTATTAGGGATTCAATATTAATAAACTCTTCAGAAGGGTTGAGAATACTTGGAGAAATTATTGATGAGTTTAGCCCTGCTCACGCAATTAAGCAAGTATACTTTAGAATTTATCATGAAGACTTTAAGCAATATAGCAATACATCTTTACCATTAATTTTCTTTGAAGTAAATAATGATTTTGAACAAGATGGTTCTGATACTTTAGGTCTTTCAAATTATGAGACATCTGGCAATGATATTAGATCTTACAAGAGAGGGTTAACCACTAATTACAACGTCATATCCAGAGACAAGGTTGATAGCTTAACTGATTCTTCAATTAGTGGAGTTATTAATGCTCCTAGAAAAAGTTTTAGAAGAAGAAACTATAAAAATATTCTAGACACTAAGGGTGTATATCTAAGAAACGGCTTTAACATGCCGACTACTTTTGAGATGGAAGTGGAAGAAAACTCTTACTCTTCCTTAGGCTTTTTGCCTCTAGGATTGATTCCTTCCTCTCAAACTTATGTAAAAATACCCGGGCAGAATATAGTAATTAATGAAGAGCAGCCAGACGTAGTTTATAATTCTTGGAGAACTTATCCAGATATTTATAGTATATGCCAAGGACTAAACTCTAATTCAATCTTCTCTGGTTTAATAATCAGTTCTACTTTTCCTTGTAGAGGTTTGAAGAGTGTTGATCTACTAGCAGAAGCAGGAGATTACACAGTAGATAGAGGACAGCTTAATTCATTTTTCAAGACTCTTCATTATATTTCTGAAAGATGGAATTATGTATTAGCCTCTGCTATGGTTGATCAAGATCCTTCATTAATTGAAAATGAACAAGACTATAAAAATTATTTAGTTTCTTTAGCAAATATTATATCGAATGGTAATTCATCTATTCTAGAACAATACTCTGACTATGAAAACTTTAAGTTAGGAAAAGATTTTCATAAAGTTCATAGAAATTACTGCACATTCTTTGATAGGCACAATCTAACTAAAAAAATATTAGAACTAGATGGTCCTAATATTTTTGCTCACATATTTGGTTCTATTTATAGAAATTCCAAGTTTAATATTTTTGGATCAGCTTACACAACTAATAAAAATTATATAACCTCTTCTTTATTAAATGAATTTAATATAAGACCTTTTGAAGATTTTTATCCATCGGCTGGTGGCGGCACTTACAATTCTTTTTACTTAACAACACCACAACAATTTCCTTTAACAGTTTCTGATTTAGCTAACTCATCTATACTAGCTGGGATAGACTTCATTCATTCAATGAATGAGCCAAATAATTATTTTACAATTTATAATCTTCTTGGATCTGAATTAAATTTAATAGATCTTAAGAGAAAACCATATGCAATAAATAATTATTTTGTAAAATTAAAAAGTGTATCTCCCCGAGCATTGCCAAGACTTAGATTTGATTTAAAAACATATGTAAATCCTTTATCAGAAGGTAATGTTTTAGAGCAAAACTTTTTAATACCTGAGCACAATTTTAAAGTAGATATTAAATCTTTTATTAGTTCTGAAGATTTTAGTAAAATTGGTGGAGGTTCCTTAGGAGTTTGGATTCATACTGATTATGAAGAAGGCGGGACTTGGGTTTATATGCCTAACGGATCTTGGCAATTTATAAGATCAGAAAACCTTTCAGCTAGGTCCGTTAAACTAAACTATGCTCATAAAATAGATATTCCTATAGATGGCAGAACTCCTTTGGCTCTTGATAAATTCTGTAGAAACAATAGCTTAAATGATATAAATTTATATGATGTTGATGAATCGTTTTATGTCAACACAACAGTAAGATTCAATACAAAAAATCAACCTATATCAGTCCCAGAATTCTACTACAAAACTTATCAACAAGTTCACAGGAAGAATCAAAATTATTACATAGAGATATTTTTATATGATTCTGAGGATAAAGTTTTAATATTAAACAATATAAATGTTATTGATGATACTCTTAATAAGTGGAGTCAACCATTGGTATCTGCATTAGGTAACATGTTCCCTGTCGGAGACTTTAACAAAAAAGAATATAGAGTATTGTTAGATAAAGATAAAATCTATTATATATTTAAGTACTTTACAGAGATTACTGGGTCTCAGTCCCAATTTGGTTTGGCCAGCAGAATAGCCTCCATCACCTCAGATAAGTTTGAAGCTAACGGAGGTAGTAGGTTAAACTATAGATTATCTCCAGATTGGCTACCTAATACAAAAGTAGATTTCGGATTTGATTTAATTAATTATTTAGAAATAGAGAACTAAAATGATAGTAGACCAAGCAGGGGAGATAATTGTAGACTTCTTAACTTTGTCCCCAAGTCTATCCAAAATACCCTCTGCTTCTGCTATTCTGGACACATCTAATTTTACATTTCAAGCTATTTCGTATGGGAAAGATGCTAGTGCGTTCAATCACCATGCTCACGCATTTTATGCAGAGGGCTCTAATGCCATAGTTGTTAAATCGTATGAAGGACTAAACGTATCTTCCTATCACTCATCCGCAATCGCCTCATCTATCCCCGGGTATAAACTACTCCCAGAGTATCCTAACCCCCATGATAAACGCTTAGAGTCTAAGACCTGTAGAACAATTCAAAATGGATTTTCTGGCTTAGACTTTGGTCAATGCACTAATCATGTAGTTGATAGTGAATTTTTGACTACCTATAGGACACTAGGTTGCTTTGCTCCTTCGGGAGGGATTGATTACTATGTTGTGGATTCGTTAGATAATTATATTGATAAGGTTATATTCTCAGGAACTATTAGCAGTACTTATAATTATTTTGGTCTTATGGATAAAGCAGGGTTTTTAACTTTTGCTGCTTTAAACGGTTCTGAAGGTACGGCTGCTGCTGTTGCTGGGCAATTTACTAGTGGGGTACTTATAAATTTACCAAATAACTTTAGTTCTTTAGGTAAAGTTCCCGTGGTCTGGAGATTAGATGCTGGGGATGCCGGAGCCTTGCTATTATATGGAGGAGTATATCATTTAGGGTTGTGGTGCTTAGATATTAAAGCTATGCTGGCAGAGGGGTATACACCACCTTTTTCTTTTGATGCCCTAAATAATATAAGAAAATATCGTCTTTTTGCTAAAAAGACATTTAACAAAGATCTTTTATATATAAATGATGGTACGGGTTTGGCTGCTGGGTATGGAGGATTTGAAGTATTGTTTAATAATGGAAATCCTCCTTATGATGCTTCTTGGGGTAAGTATATTCTATATCAATGGACAATAAGGTTTTTATAAATGAACATATTCGATTATTTAAATATTAATGGTCATGTAACGGTTCACAAAGTCCTAGACAATGGGGCAGAGGAACTTGTTTATGATGATCATAACGTTATTGTTTCAGGTATGGGAGTTGCCCTTTCTTGCTTCTTTGGTCTTTCTGGATCTACTTCTGTTCTTGATTACCAGATAGATAGATTTCAAATAGGAGTATCTGGTCAACAAGAGTTTGAGGTTAGCTCAACTTATAGATTAACTGGGCCTCTGTCTAGTGCTGAGGAATACACCGGAATCACTGGAGAGCTTGTTGCAGCCTCAGGAAATCAATTTGCTAATACATTTCAAGCTGGAACTATTTGGTATAGCTTGATACCTGCACACAATGTTACTAGAATTAGTGACAAATCTGTTAGGTACACTTTAGTTATAGATAAAGATTCCTGTAACAATCTTAGTCGTGATGGGGACGAAGCTTACATAAATGAGCTTGGGTTGTTTATGAAAAATCCTTTTAATTATTCTCCCCATCTTGCTCCCATTTTGGTTGCTTATAAAGTAATATCCAATATCAGAAAGTCCAATGATTTTGGTTTAATAATTAGATGGACTTTAAATTTTTAAGGTAAGCTATGGTATTTTTACATAACGACTTTTACACTGCTAGCGGTTCCGTAAAACTTTATCATTCTTGGACTGACAAAGTAACTAAGTTTGATACAAGCAGTTTTTATAATTGGGAACAAGATAACTTACCTTTATATGACTTAGATGAAAGAACTTATTATTTATGGGAACAGTTAGGTCACCCCACTTCTAGCCTTCCCGGCGTGGCTCTTGTCGTTTCCGGTGGTGGAGACCCTTCAGAGTATGAGTACAATAGGAACAATTTTGAAACCTTAAGTGCCGCAGTCGCAGCCCTACCTCAGGTATTAAACTACCCAGTAATAATTGAGATATGTAATAAAGGAGATTTAGGAGAATTAAACTTAAAGAATATAAAGTGTGGGCCTGCCGGATCTCTAGAAATAGTTAACAAAGTATTTGCAAAAGCAGAACCTGACTTTAATACAATTCCATTACACACGGGAACTGCTTATGGTGGCGATCCATATAATTTAATAGGCTCTCTTTCAGGTGCAGCTTCGTCCCTAACTTACAATGTTTCTTTTACTGCAAGAAAACATTTATTAGATTCTAAATCAGAGTTTTTAAATAAAAATATATTTGACACAACTTCTTTAGCAAGTATTGAAGGCGAGTTAAATGGCTTTGTTACTGTAATTGCTGAGGAGTTGAATACAAGAGCTACTTACTTTACAAAGTCTACTTCAATAGGAACAAATGTAAATGTTTTAGATCTTCTTCCTTTTGAAAAAACTTCTGAAGCCATTAATGATCATTTGATTGATACTTACGATATTAGTGCTTATGATAAAGAAACTGAATCATTATTCGTAACAGGGCTCACAGCCGAAGACTCTACCTTAAATAGGATGCTGGGTCTTTTTTATGGGAATAACTGTTCTAAAGTAGTCATCACAAATTGTGATGGTCCAATTTACATTAGAAACATTTTTGTTGATGGAGACGGTTACAATTCTAGAAATAAGAACGGATTTGAAATAACTAATTCTAGAGATGTATATTTAGAAAATTGTGTAAGCGTAAAAAATACTAATGCAGGATTTAATATATTAAATTCTAAAGTTATAATAACCAGAGGTATTGGTGCTTATAGAAATTATAATTATATAAACGATGATAGACTTATTGATGCTAGTAGCGATTCAAATCTTTACAGGGATATCAGAGACTTCGCAGCGGGCCTAATTGCAACAAACTCTGATATCCAGTTTAGCTCTACATCTAGTTTTGAGAGATTAGCTTTTGAACAAGATTCAGTATTTAGCGCAGTAAGTGCAATAGGATCCTTACAATATGGTCTTAATTATCCTATAAATTTTAGCCGAAATGCTAATGGGATAGTGTTGATTAATTCAAATCTTTATGGTGGTGTCCCCGGAGCTTCCTCTACATCCTTGGTTTGTGAACTAAACAATCTTTGTGGTCTTAGGACTTTAAATTCAACAATAACGTGGGATGGGAGATTAAAAGTCAGACAAAATACTGTTGGTCTACTCTCTGAAAATTCAAACTTAGTTTTAGATAAATATACTATTAGAGAGAATACTAGAGTAGGAATGTTATTGAATAAGAGTAATCTTCTTTACAATAAGAATTTAATTAAACCCTTGTCCACAGAAAAACAATTCAATTTTAATTTTAATGGACAACATTTAAGATTAAATGGATCTACTTATTCTTATGTAAAAGCTGAATCTATACCTATAAAATACGATAGACACTCTTTCCTAAATTGCAACGAAAAATCTATTCATTTAGATAATACATCTAAACTAAATTTAGTACATGCATACGTTAGGTCTAGACAAGACATAGCTGGGCAAGCTACCAGATTTGGAGATCCAGTTTGTATTGAAAATAATTCTAATGCTGTTTTTAAAGGATCTAAGGATTGTGCAACTACAATTTTTGGAAGGGTGTCCGATCAAAGATATGGTTGTGGAGTTTATGCAAATAAAAATTCTTCTATAGAATTTCAGGGTCCTACAGCAATCGCTCAATATGGAATCGATGGACTGGCGGAAAATAATTCCGTTATAAATTTTAATCCTCACAAGGATGAAACTTCTAAAGAATTACAAGTAAAAGAATTTAACTTAAGTGATTCTGGAAATCACACAATGGTTGAATTGCATTCAACTAGAGCTTGCCTAGTTGCAAATAAAAATTCCATAATAAACATGGAAGATTTAGGTGATTATGCTGTTTGCTGGGAGAGAAGTGAAGCAGGGACCATAGCTTTAGCAAGTGGATTGGATTATGATTCTAATAGTATAAGCGAATACGTTTCCGGTGGGTTTATACAATTTTATCCAAATCCTATGGATGATACTGGTGTCGGTTCTTTAGCTACAACTTCTAATCAATCATTTAGTGTATCAACGGTAGGAGACCTTCCAGCTTTTTATTATATGCTTAATAGAGGGGAATCTTTTAATGTATTTAGCTCTATAACTCACGGAGGAGTTTGTGTTAGAGCACTAGCAGATAGCGTTGTGAACATAAAAAATGTCAATTTCCCAGCAGGCTTCTGGAATCCATCCGGTGTATTCTTTGATTCAAGCACCGACCCAGAGAATGGAGGGTTCTGTTCTTGGTTATTTATTTGGAATATTGCAGACACTTCTAAATTATTTGCATCATACTGTTCAGTAAGTTCACTATTCCCTGCTTCTGTTGGTTATCATGGTCCCTACGCAGTATGGTTGTCTTCACTACAGAGTAATGGAACTTTAAGTGGAACTATAGTATCTGCTGCACAACCTACTAATTATGATCCTTACTTAGGTACTTGTTCTTTATTAGACTTTGCAGGATCGGGACCCGATACAGTGGCTTTCTTTACATCTTCCTTTGCTAATCAAGGCCCCTTTAGATTGTTCTTCTCCACAGATCCTGCAGTAAATACACTAGCACTTGTTTCTGGGTCTTACTTCTCTTCATTAGGTGGTAATTACTTTGATTATGGTTGGATACCTCAAGTATTCTCTCAAGGGTATTACCCTCCCGGATATTTGTCTTCTGTATCTAGCACAAGTTATTTACATAAAAGCTTGCTTAGATTCACTGGAAATCCAAGAGTGTACAGCACTTCTGGTATATTCAGACCTACCGATGGTTACATTGCTTATGATTCTGGCTCTACGGATATACCAATATCGCCAAACTATGCGGGTGTCTTACAAGCTGGATTAAGTCCTAGAGTTTTCTTAGACGAATCTGCTGCTAATATATTTGCAAATGCTCGACATTGCGCGGCGGGTAAATCAGGTGCTCCAAAAGTAGTATCAATTTATTATCCACATTCAGAAGTATATGGTGATTCTAACTATGATAACAAGATTGTGGGACTCGGAATAACAACCCTAAATTCATTTGATTTAAGTAGGGATAACTAAAATGGCTCAATTAAATATTAATTTTACTAGTCCAGATAATCCTTTTAGATTTACGGATCCAATTAGAAAATATAAGGAGAATGATCCTTACATTGCTGATGTTGACAATATCCCTATAAAACAATTAGAGGAAAACATTCTTTGGATTAAAAATAGTTTAGAGAATGCAACTGTTGATATAGAAGTAAATAATACTTCTACCTCTCAGGGTTTAGCAACAGTAACGAGAGACAACTTTATAGAATTAAAACCATTCATAAAAATTGGGGATAGGTCAAATGTTGTTTTCGTTAATCCCGGAAGATTTACAGCAAGAATTAATGATGCTTATAATCTAACTCCCTTACAAGTCATTACTAGGATAACGGCAGTTTCCGCTGGAGAACTTAATACTTGGGAAGTAGCTACTGAAACAAATCCAGAACTTTCTGCTGTTCTAAATAAATTAAAATCGTCTTTAGCCACAGACTCTATTGGCATGAATGGAATGACAGAACGTAGTTTCGTCAATCCTTATACTTATAATCCAGAATTTATATTTAATTGGACTACTTGGACTCCTAATCAAGGGAATTCTGGCTTTAATAGAAATGAATTTAATCTTCAATCAATTGAAAATTATCCAAACTTCTTTTCTTTTTTATGGGGAGATAACTCCAATACACAAGAATATCCAACTACCCGAGGGGTATACGAACCATCTGAATTAGAATTGGCTTCTTCTGAGGATCACAACTCTCCTAATGGTACTGTTCATAAATTAATTCAATATGGCAGAGACCTATTTTTTGGGGATGCTGACTTTGTTAAACGCTGGAGAGGTGTTGCCAGAACTGCTGTCGTAGACGTTCCAGAAGAGTTGAGTATCCCTATATCAAATTTCGAATCTGAAGACTTTAGATACTTTGCTTCAAATGGATCAGTAAATAATAATCTGTCAAGTATAGTAAATTCAAGAGTTGATTTATTATTTATTTACTCAAAATCAATTGATCAATCAGAAACTCACATATCTCAATATGATTTAACTACAGCAAGTGGTGACTTTGGAAACTCTCCAACTAATAGTGTACCAAAAAAATTAATAAAAGCAGAGTTAGGAATAATTCAAGGTGCTGGGTTAGAAGTTTCTTATGAAACTGGTTCCCGATGGTTCTTTGCTAACCCAGATGGATCTACTTCAAGACCTGAGATTCTGGCCCAAGCAGCAGATCAAATTAATACTAATTTAGGATTTACTAGCTTAGGTGTTCATGGTTCATTCCCAGCACCTGATGATTTAATGAATATTTCTCCTTTGCTGGCTGAGTGGCTACCTAATCGTCATATTGCTTTAGTGGGACAAACAATATTGCCCATAGCATACATTGTTGTCAGAAAAGATTCTAAAGTTAATAATGTTCAAGTAATTAATACAGCAGATATCATTGACATTAGACCTTTCTTTAGGACTACAGAGCTTGCTTATAATGAGAGAGCAGGTATTGCTGCGGCAATACCCTCTGTTTCTTTAATGAATCCTGTAGCCACAGAGTCTTTTGTAAAATATGAATTAAATAAATTAAAAGAATTAATACCAGAGCCTATTACAAGTACTACTTCAGAACCAAATGTACCATTACTATCAAATCAATTTAATATAATAAACATCTCTTGTTCTACAGATAAATTAATTACTATAGGAAAAGGTGGTGCTACAAGAACGATTGATAGATATTTTGGTGGTCGAAGGTTTGGATTGTGGCCCAATCTTGGTATAGATAATAGTGTAACAGGAGTATACTCCAATGCTCAAGCTATAGACGAAGGACAATTATCTATTGCATTAACCGCTTGGAAAAATAATTCTACAGTTAATCAAATACCAGACGGAGTTTATAGTATACCAATACCTCAAGAAGGTGGGTTTGTTACTTATTTTGATAACGTAAAACTTTTTCTTTTTACTTTAGAAAACGTCCCAGCATTATTAGGTTCTGTAAGTGGTTTAGGGACTTGGGATTTGTTAATAGATGCTGTAAAACCAAAAGCATTTAATACACCTGTACAAACTCCAAGAGATTTACGAGGTTACCCTAAAGTTTTACCACCAATTCCTAGAATAAAAAGTGGTAGTAATACTAACTATGCTGAATTCGTAAATGGAGCAAACTTTGGTGCCTCCAGACCTAAGATAGGACCTAGTGCTCAGTTTCCTAGTCTGTACTTCTCAACTGAGTGGACTATAGGACAAAGGTCTGATGATCCTGATTATTCCAGATGGATGACTCCCGATACCAACACAGAAACAAAAGTTATTGGTGCTGTAGATAGTGGAGTTATCCGTCCGGGTTGGAAGGTTTTTAATGACTTTGATGGATATGCACTTTATAACTCAGACTTTCAAACAGTTGCTATAGTTTCTAAAACAAGAAATCAAGCCCCAACAATTTTGGACCCAGCTACAGGCATAACAGTAGAAAGATTGTATAAGCCACAAATAGAATTTTATAGAAATAATAGTGTTGATGTAAGAGTAGCTCTGCTGGTAAGTAATAGAATTTTATTAAAAGAAATTGAACTAACTTTGCATAACATGAGAGTATCATAAATTTATGCCGACTACTCCCCGGGTTTTTAACTGTGGTGAATTTAAACCATTTAGGTACTTTCCACTACCAGTCCCGGGAGGTGGAGCAGGGTCCATTGTAATATATGGCCCTACTGGACCTGTAGACCCTTGGGTACCTCAACCATCTGAGCGGTGGGTTTGTGTTTGTAAATCCGAAATTACACCTTTAGGAGGTTGTACAGAAAGAGCTAGCAGAGAGTGTGTTAGAATAGAAAATGCTGGATCTTACCCTAGATCTGATCAAGTATATGCGTCAAAGGCAGCATGTGAGTCAGGAGCTTTCGATGAAAGACCTTGTCAACTTTCTTTGTTCCAATGTGTAGAAAACCAACAATCATGCACTCCTCCTTTATATGGAACTATAGTTAACAGAAGGTGTGTTGAGTTACCTCCTGTCCGAGAAAGACCCACTCCTTTTCCACCAAACATATATGATACTTTAGGAAGATGCAACTTATCTTGTAACACAGTTAATAATTGTGTAAGCAAGCCCGATCCTTTTAAACCAGAAATTAGTAACCCTGCTGGAACCGAAAGACCTAGACAAGGATATAAGTGTGTAGTATATACCAGTCAGTCGTGCCCTGATAATAACAGCGTTCAAATATCTATCAGAAGATGCGTACCTTGTGTTTATGATGGGTCTGATCCAGAATGTATTTATAACACAGAGTCTACCTGCACTCAAGCATGTCAAAATGATAGTTGTAGGTATAAATGTGTAGAATATACCAGAGAATGTCCCTTACCTCCTTTACAGGTTACTGGGACTATCTGTCAACAATGTAAATATGATCCTTATGATCCTACTACTGCTAGTTGTAATAAACAACAAGGATGTAATGGAAGTTGTTTTGAGGCTAGGTGTACTGATATAACAGTAACAAGTGTAGGGAGCGTTGGAGTCTACACTCCTCCCAGACCTGTAGATACGGGTATTGTTCTAAACGATCCTTATTTAGTAAGATATAAAGGAGTTGTTGAAAGAGGCATTCCATCCTGTAGACAATGCACTCAGACAGAGATTTATAATCTTAACGGAGCTACAACATGCCGTTATACTAGTTTGCAGCAGTGTATTGAATTGTTTTTAATGGTAAGTAACCAGCCGTTTGATCCAGTTAATCCATTAAATTTAACTGGAGTAGACGCTACAGTTGAAGTTGATTTAGGGTTAAATCAACAAAACTCTATTTCAAAAGAACTTTTTGTAGCAGATAAAAATAAAGATACAAATATTTATAATCCTGTTTACAACTTTTTTAGTTATCAACCAAACACAAAAACTTATTACGTTGTTAATCCTTATTACTTAAGTATTTTTAATAAATATGTATCTAATGAAGTTTACACAGTTTTGTCTAGAAATGCTAAACAAGAAATTTATTGGAATGAAAAATTATTTTCTGATATAACTAACGCTAAGATTGCAATAAGTCTAAATGTAGATCTATTAAAGGCAATTAATTCACTTCACGGTGTCGATAATACTTTAATAAGTCCAGAAAACATTTTTGCTGCTATAAAACAATTACTTTTACAGAACAGGTTAAATGAATTTGATCCAAATTTTTACATAAACTTATCTAACAAACAAAAAAATGATCCTAAGGTTGTGTATAAATATAATTCTTCTAAGGATGTTTTAGAAAGAGCAGGGCTAGGAATTCTTTCAGAAGGATCTATTCCAGCAGATGCTAATCAACATACTGATGAAAATAAATTTAGATTATTTAGACAAAAGAGATTAAATACAGACATCAATACAAGATTAAAAGTAACAACTGATCAGGACTATGAGATCCCCTATCATGATGCGGGGCTTGCAATATATCAAACGGATGCCTCCACATTAGAAACTTTTATCCCAATGGGAACAGGTGACGGTTACTTCCTTCCTTACTACAATGAAGAAGAAGTTATTAAGATACCTTTGAATACAGAAATAGCTAGAGCTTTATATGTTCCTCAAAATGTTCGTTACGCTGCTTTAAAAGCATTTAGAGAAACACCTGACATTATATTTAATGTTTCTTCATTAGAAAACCAACACGAATTTATTCCTTCTTATGAATTAACTAGTGTACTGTCTCCAATGTACTTTGCGTTAGATCTTTCTAGCATAGAAGACCTACCAAAAAGTAATCCTCTTGTTGATAGAATTAAAGCAAAGTATAGATTACTTACAAATGAAGAAGAAATTCAATCTCACGTTTATAATTATGGGTTTAGTGTAGTAAGATTAAACTTAGATTATCGGGATCCTTTTGCACATTATGCCAAGGAAACTGGAATATTTGATCTAACCCAAAACGATATTACATTCAGATATTTTAATATAAACTTAAGTGGAACTCTTAATGATTCCTCAATATTGACTAGAAGTTTACCTTTTGGAATTGTTGTTATCCCGGGTTGTGGATCTAAGCATAATCCCTATCATGGAAAGTCTAAGATAAGCAAAATAAATAATACTTTTGTAGAAAGAAGTTTTATTGGTCAGGCTTCTATAGATTTTTCTAATTATTATTCTTATGAGTCTGATGTATTAAGTTCGATATCAACAGAATCATTAGAAATCAATTTACCTGAAGATCATTACGGTTATGCAAATAAATTTTATTATGTATACAATCCAACCATGTATATTAATACTTATTTTAATAAAATATATCAATCAACAGAACCAACAAATTTAAATAAGTCTAAACCTGTAACTTCATATTTAGTTAATAATATAATAGACAATTTAATTATCGGTTACAATCCTTTAGAATTAAAATGGTTTGATGTTTATTCAAGATTAAAAGCACAGGAAGTGGCTGAACTTTTATATGAAGGAACAAAAGACTTTTACAATCTTTTAGAAGGTGGTTGGCGGAGTGTCAACATAAAACCTTTATTAAGGTCAGAAAAAGATAGAGTAACTTATATAGATTCTACAATAATACCAGAGGTCGAAGTTCCACAACCTATTATAAATAAGGATAATAGATTCAATGGCATTACTTCTTAGCTTTAATGATGCAGTTCTTAGTGATGGAGATCCCACTGCTATTACAGTAAATCCTTCTTTACTTAATGAGCTTTGTCCATTACCTACTAGAAATATATTTGTTGGACCTTCAAAGAGCCCCGCAGTAGTTGCGGGGGATTCATTCTATTCTCACACTAGGGCTATAGTCAACGTTCACCCAGACTCAATAGCAGCTTCTAGATCTTTGTTTAATGTATTTGCGGGGCCTACAAGAGTTTTTGTGATTACTACGGGGGATAGTATAATACCATCCTATGAAAGACCCTTTACTGGTTGTACTATTCCTGTGATAGCTTTATTTGTACCTTCCTCTAATAATGTATTTGTAGGATTTTAAATTTAATTTTTATTAAAATTTTAATGATAATTTTCTGCGACACTCATAAATAGTTTATAGGACACAACTTATTTGGTGATATATGGCAAAACGTTTAGACGATAATCAAGACTTTATTAACACTATTCTCAATGAGGCTAACTGGAGTCAAGCTAACATTAAAGTTAAGCTCAATGAGAATACCACTGAGACTGAAGCCGCCCCAGAAGCAGCACAGGAGACTGAGCAAGTAGTTGAGAGCGATGAAGAAATCTCTCTATCCTACGATGCTTGCCCACTGTGCGAATCTTCATTAGAGAGTGATGATGTTATATTTGAGAATATTGATACTCACTTCAATAATCTTCTTAACATTGTTAGCAAGGCTCAAGCCATTCAAGAGGGCGAGGACGCTGATGGTGAATTAGTAGTTGAGTCAATAACTGAAGATGGTTGCTGCCCCCTCTGTGAATCAGTCGTAGAGAATGACGAAGTTATTATGGCTAACATGAACGAGCACTTTGATGTCGTTCTTGAAATGTTAGACGAGTTAAATGAAGGCTACGGAAGCAAAAAGCCAAAGACTAAAACAGGAATGCCTGCTCCAAAAGTAGGGAATAAGCCCAAGAAGGGCTGATCATAAATTAACTTAGGCAAGTTATGTCCAACCTACCAAAAACATCAGTAATTGATATAGCCATGGGAATCCTTGAAAACATGGATCCCAGAGGAAACTCTCTTCCAGACGTTACACCTTCCCCTAAAGGGAATAAAATAAAAGAAGAAGTAGAGACATTTGTTCCTGACGTTTCGGATGCCGAAGTTAGCCAACAATTCATTGAAAACCTTATTGAAGGTACAATGAACATCCCTATTAAAAAAACACCTAATAAAGTTGTTGTTAAAGAACAGAAGAAGCAACCTTCCAAGAAGATTAATGAAGATAAAGTAAATGATCTTATTCAAAGATTATCATCTTTACTAGCAGAAGCTAAAGAGATGATAACCGAAATGACTACAGTTGGAATGATTGGTGCCAATACTCTTGGTGGCAAAACAAAAAAAAAGTGAGTAAACATGGATATCTTCTCTCTTATCCTAGAAACAAAAAATGAAATGGCAAGAGGTTCTGCTGAGGGCAGAAATAAAATGCTTACTGCCCCTAAGAGAGCACACGGAAACCCAACAAAATCAAGAGTAAAAATTTATGCATCAATTATGGATGCATTGAGAAAAGGTTATGTTGGTCAAATGTTTTCAACCCCAGAAGCAGATAGAATTTATGTAATTACATTACAGAAATGGGGAGACAGTGAGGAGCAAGTTTACTCAGGAAGAATAGCTAAAGGATTTAATAACTTTGCTGATGCTAAGAAATTCGGAGCAAGAACATTAGTTCGCCACGGAAAATCTACATCATCAAATCTTAAGAAATACTTTAAATCCAAGAGAAAGGATTAACACATATGTTATTAACAGATGTCAGAATTTTAGATACATTACAAGTAGTTAATGAATCAGCAGGCCCCGGAAAGCCCATGAAAGTTCGTGGTGTCTTCCA